GTTGTTCGGTAGCGTTCCGATGATCGGCATTTCTTACCCCTGATTCGTGTAACCGGTGTCTTGATACCGGGCAAAGAACGTGCCGATAGACAGACTGTTCGAAGACGATGCTTGCACATCGAGCGCCATTTTCTGGAAGACCAGCGGCGCGGCCCACGGGATATTGAACACGTGCGGTATGCGCTGCGCGGTTGTCCAGATCGCGCCGCCGCCCCATAGCGCCCCGCCGCCCCACGTGATCCCGACCGGCGGAGTGGTTACCTGCGCTGCGCCGAGAGTATTGTTCTGGTCGTCGTAACCTGTGATCTGGTATTGAACTGACAAACCGCTTGATGCGAATTCTATCGTGGATTCGACAACCTGCACTTGCTGCATGTGCCCGGTCTTCGGGAACGAAGACGACTTCAGGTGGCTTACCAGTTGCGTGCCGTTGTCCAGATACGTGCTCGAATTCGTCGGCAAACTTTGGCTGATAAACAGCTTCGCCCCGTGGTCGATACCCGAAATCACGAAGTTGTTCCCAAACTGCGAGATGGCATCGTAAGTGAACGTGTGCGGCCCCGTCCAGCGCTTGCGCCGGATATCGAACCAGTAATCGTTCGTTTGCTGCGCGCCCTGGATGGTCGTCGCGACGCAAACCCGGAAGATATTGCCGGAGAAGGAGGCCGCGATGCGCGAGGGCGTAATCGCGTTCTGGAAAGGCACTTGCACGTCCGCCACGCCATCGTTACCGGGCGTATGCGAGAGCGGAGACAGCACGCCCAGGAAGTTCAGAATGTACGGCGCATCAACGCCGATAAAGAAGATGCCAAACGGTCCTTGCACGACGCTACGCGGCGCGATGCACCCCGCGGTGAGCGTAATGAAGTTCAGCGCCAGGTTGTTCGTCGCCAAGTCGCCGGTGATCTGCCAGATGCTGGAACCTTTGAACACGACAAGCGCGCCCGTGACGCCCGACGAAGTCGTCTGGATCGGGAGGCCGGATTGTGCCGTAATCGGCGTAGGATCGCCCAAGGTGACGGACTGCGACGCGTTCGTGCGTGTGAGCGGTACGAGCACGTCACTGAAGTAATCGACGTTGCCGAATGCGTACCACGCGCGGTTGTTATAGTTCGCAACCGAAGTCGGCACGCCGGGAAGCGGGTTCGTGGCGGTGTTCGCTGAGGTGTATGTCGGCGCTGCCGGATTCGAGATATCGATGACGCCAAAGAAATTCGAACCGGTACCGTTAAACCCCGGATGCGTCATCAGGATTTTAGTGCTCACGACTGCGAATGTCGGCGGAGTCCACGCGCCGGTTGTCGCGGGAGACGTGGGCGTGTTCCCCGCCGTCGCGCCCGTGATCGTGATGAACACGCCGCCGACCAGATCGAACGCAAAAGGCTCGTCGTGGCCGGGGAACACTGCGTCGGATACCCAACCGTAGGCCACGTTCCCGATCACGACGTGACCCGCGATGAAAGTCGGGCTAGAACCAAAGACGGTAGGCGATACGCCGACGCCGGGACGGCTCACGACCAGTTCAGGATTTGCCTGATCGAAAACGAGGTTCTGCAGAAGTGCGGATGCGCCGGGGAAAGCGTCTGTCGCGTCGAATGCGTCACAGAGCCCTTTGGGCGTAAAGCGTACCGGCTGGCCGTTGCGGATTGCCACAGCGTCTCCTAGTCGGTGATTTTGGTCGGCTTGAGCGTCCGATTCGAATGGAAGCGCCGGGGGTCGAGACGCACGGATTTGACCACCTTTTGCTCGTCTCCGTCGCCCATTATCAAATGAATGCGCAACATCGCGTCGCACCGCGCGCCGTACTCCGCTTCGCGCGTGTCGTCGGTGATCTGCATCAAGCGCTTAGCGGTCGCCGTAATCAGGTAATCCTGGTCGGGGAACCACGGGATGGTATTCGACGATTCGGGCGCGACGATATCCGGTTGCTTCACCATGTACCGATGCGTCAGGACGATTTGCCCGGACGATTGCGGGTAGATGAAAAGCTGGCCGGCGGACGGCGGGATCTGTTGCAGCGCCTGCACTTCGTCATACAGGATCGTCATGAACTCATACGGATAGTTCGCTATCGACGGGTCCTTAAATTCCTGGTCGTACTCTTCCGTGCTGATCGGATTCAGGAAATACGGCAAGTTGTTCTGTTGGAAGAACAGGTCATACGTGCGCTGATAATTCTGCGGCAAAACGAAAGGGCCATACAAATTGGCCTGCACCGTGATGAATTCAGTCTTGCGATTGATCTTCAGGTCACGATGCAACCAAAGGTCTTCTAACGTCATGTTCAAGAATTGCCCGCCCTGGGCGAGGAACCCTGGGCACTTCGCGATCTGGCATGCGAGGGTGACAATTTGTTGTGACGTCAGATACGCCATTACGCCGCCTTCTTGACCATGCCGATTTTCGCCTTGCCTTTGGCGATTTCTTCGTCAATATGCTTGATCTGCGTCGGGTAATTCTTCAGGTGCGACGCTTCAGCAGACGGCAATTGCTTGCGCTTCTGCTTTTCCATCAGGTCGGCATACGCTTCCATGATCTGAATTTTCGTACGTTCAAGCTGAGCGAGACGCTCTTCCAGTACCGGAATCTCAAGCGCTTGCTGCTGGCGCGCGAGCGATTCGCGGCACAGATCCATCCGAGCGTCGAGCGAGTCTTGCGACTCGTCGGCGTATAGATAGCCGCTGATCGACAGCGACGCGCCGTTCGGACCCGGCATGTTGATTTGGAAGTTGCCCAAAACTGCGGTTTTCTGATCCATGATCCCTCTTAGTGTCTGCGTTCGCCGCCGCGCAGAACGCGATCTTGCGCAACTTTATAGGCGTTCTCGTTCGAACCCATGATGTTGTTCTCGTGGTCCCACGTGCGCGCCACGATTTCCTTCACCGAACGCAAAAGATCGGTGCGGAATTCATAGGTCGAGCCGTGGTAGTACGGAGTGCCGTTGATCTTGATTTCGGTCCCGCCGCACGGCGCGAGGTCGATACGATACCAGTACACATCGGAACCGTCATCTGCCACGCGCGAGAAGCGCTCTGTGACGTTGGACGTGAACATGGAATTCTGAGCCTGCGCCGACAAGCGCGCCGACTCTTCCTCCGCGATCAAGCGGGCTGCGCCAGACCGGCGCAACTCGCCTTCAAGTTCCGCGATTCGGGCTTTCAGTTGCTCCGGCGTTTCCGCCAGAGTACTGTTCTCTTCTTCGAAGTCGTCTCCGCCTTTCGGCGGATCCTGGGGGGTGCGCGGTGGCATCTAGATCAGTCTCCGATTACGGGGTTGTCACAGTGCCGCCAGTATACCCCGGCGTAAATCCGGAACCAGCTTCCACGCGTGCCAAGAAGGCTTGGTTCAGGATAATCGAACCGTAGAACACCTTCCACGACACAACGCGCGTCTGGTTCAGCGGATCCGACTTGTCAGCGCCCGTCAAGTAGTGGAATTCCGGGTTTTCCAGAAGCACTTGGCCGTACGAGTGATTGCCGATGTAGATCGTCGGGAACACGCTCACGCCCGTTTGCGGCGCTGCCGGCGGCGTTTGCGCTACGCCGATGCCCGTCAAGGTGACGGTCTGGTTCGGCAACAGCTGCGTTGCTTGACCAGCGAGCGGGCCGGTGACCGGTACGCCCAAGCCGATAGCCGTGGCGAGGTTGCCCGGTGTTGCCGACGTGCCGATGTACACGTTGAACACGTATCCGGCCAGTTGCGGCAGGACGACGCTAATCGAACCCGTGGGGCCGGTGACGCTGATCGCGTTCGACACCTGGTAGATGACCTGTTCGACGGACGTTTGCGCGGGCGCTGCGGTCACGATGATTTGATAACCGGCGTTCGTTGCGAGCGTGCCGCCGGACGTTGAAGCCGTACCCTGGATCGCTGCTGCGCCCGTGAAGTAAGGGATCATGTTCGATTCAACGAAGCGCGAACCGCCAAACGGGCCGAGTTCGTTGTTGTACAGGCGGTTCACGTCGCTGTACGACCACGCGTTCACGACCGTCGTGTTCTCGCGCATGTCTTGCGCCGACAGCGGGTGAATCAGGGCGATGTAGTGTTGCATGACGGCGGGGGACTTCGATGGGTCGCGGTACGCGCCAGCCTCGATCATCATGTCTTCGCGCTCGTCGCCCATGAAGCGGGGCACGCCGTAGGTCAGGAACGAGCCGACAATGCGGTTGTTCTCGTGCGGCGTCATCACGTCGGTGGCCAACAGGTTGGCGCGGCTCGCTTTGCCGTTGGCGTAGTTCACCTGGGTCGCGGCCATCAGCGTGTTGAACGTGTTGCGTTCAAGCGTTTCCGGCAACTGAAGCGCGACCAGTTCGCATGCCTGCTGGAACAGCGGGTGCTTGATGGTCAGGTTCGCCACGTCGGTGATGATGACGCGATCGCCCCATTGCTGAGCCGTGGCCGAGACTTGTTGCAGAGCCATCGCTTCGCCGGGGGGTGCTACGCCTTCCTGCAAGGGCGCGAACGGCAAGGGCAGGCGCTGATAGCGCGAGGCCGTGTACGTCGTGCCGCGATTCGTATCGAGCTTCAACGGTTTGCCGAACTGGTATGCGACCAGTTGGCGGCGCGCGAGCGGTTCAACTTCTTCTTGAATGTACGCTTCAACATCGGCTGTGAAGCTGGTCGATTGGTTGGTCACGCCAGGGAACATCGAGGCCCACAGGAGGCCCAACTTGTGCAAAGATTTCATGGTTTCCTCTTGCGGGTTAAATATTCACGTTGTCAAGCCGCGAACGCAGCTTGTCACGGTCGGAACTCGGACGGCCTCGTCCTTGAACGTCGCTGCGCACGCCGGCAGGTTTGCCCCGCGCGACAGCAGGCGCAGACTTCGTTTTCGGCTTCAGCTTGCCGTCCGCAATGTCCTTGCCGAGCATCCAGTAATAAACGTCTTCGCGGGAAGCCATCTGGCCGCGCGATTGCGCTTTCTTGACTTCCTCTTCCACGCGCTCTGTGTACTTGGCGCGGCGCGGCTCGCTCGCGATCTTCGATTCGAAACGCGCACGGTCGGACATGTCTTGCGCCTGGAACATCGCTTGCCGTGCTTCGGCTTGCGTGGCGCGCAACGTGCGGTTCGCCTGGATCTGCCAGCGCTCCATTTCCGACACGTCGGCGGCGCGAAGGCGCTCTTCCTCGCGTTGGAACTCGGCATCTACCGTTGGCGTGCGAGAAGCGCGCTCGCGTTCTTCCGCTGCGCGGCCCCGGCGTTCGACTTCAGCTTCCAGCCGAGCCAGACGGTCAGCAGCATCATCGCGACGCGGTGACGCCTGCCGCGCAGGAGGATCGTCAGGCAGATCATCGTCAGGAAGATCGTCAACATCATCGTCGCTGGTATCAGGTGCAGGAAGATCATCAGGAAGGTCATCGTCATTTCCATCAATCCCCGGAAATAGAAGGCCTAGCAGCTTTTTAAGCAGCTTATTCATTGTCATGTCCTTACGTTGCGTCGCCCGCGCCAACCGCTTGAAGCGTAGCGGTCGGGGTAGCGCCTACGGAAGTAATCTGGACGATATAGTCACGCCACGTGAGCGTTGCAACAACCATCGTCCCGGTCAGCGTCCAGCCGGTATTCGTCGTGATGGTCGCGGCGTTAGCGGTCGGGCTGAGAACGCGGAGGGTAGTCGTGGAGCCAACGACAGCTTGCTGCGGTGTGAGCGTGGCGAGCATCGAAGCGACTGTCGGCAGCGTGACAGCGGCGGCTCCGGTCAGCGCGCCTAGGTTCAGATACGTTTGCTCAGCCGCCATAACTTGCTGTTGCGTGGCGGTGAAACTCGTCACGTTCGCAGCGCTGTTATACGCTGTCGCTGGCCACGGGTTCACGGAAATGAGGGCGTTGATGAGGCTGATTTGATCCGGCATTGAGCCGTTATCTGCGATGACCGGGGTTTGGCCCTGGATCGCCGGGAACAACGAGCCGATCAGTTCGGCCAAACGTAATTT